ACTACTCAATGGAATGGATCCAACGTAACGTTCTACGTCTAACAGACGATGACATGAAAGAGATGCGTAAACAGATCGATGCTGAAAAGAAAGCTGGTCTGATTATGGATCCAATGCAGATTGCACAACAAGGTCAACAAGAGTTGATGAATCCTGATGGTGCTGGAGGTGGCGGTGGTGCACCTGCTCCTGCTCCAGATGCTGGTGCTGTACAAGACACTGCGCCAGCACCAGTTAAAGGCGATCTAAGTTTGAATAATGACTATACTCCTTCGATGCGTATGCTTCAAAGAGTATTATAAATAATTTTTGTTTAATGGAGAAATAAAATGGATAATATCAGAACAGTAGTTGATTATGCATTTCAAGACGATGCGGTAAAAATGCGTGACGCTTTGTATAATGAAATCAACGATAAAATCTTTGATGCGATTGAGCAACGTAAACAACAATTGGCACAAAATTTAGTAAGACAATACGATACAGAAGAACAAGAAGAAGAATGAAAAGTCTAAAAGATTTCCTTCAGAAAGAAATAACAGAAGAAGGTTCTCCTGACGAAAACGGAGATGGTGTTCTGTCGCCGGCAGAATTGCACCATCATTTAGACATTCAGAAACGTGGTACTGTAGACCTTGGTGATTATGCGGCACACATCATGTTTCATGCACATCATCCAGAATATCTGGCACATGTTGCAGAGAACTTCAATGATGTACAAAGACTTCATGCCGCAGGGCAGGAGATAAATGCACATGATCCAGTCTTGGCTAAGTTAAAAAGCAACTGTGCTTTGGTAGCAACTTCCAATCCAGTAATGGAAGGTAAAACATCCAAGTCACATGAACTTGATCCACCAGCAGTTTTGATTATGCGTAGAAAGTCTGTTCGACAGTTTCCAAATGGTCAACGTGTTGCTCTCTATTATGTGGATAAAATTAACAAATATGTTACCGTTCCATATGAAGATATGCAATGGTCTGCTACCGAAGAAACTGTGTTTGATAAAGTCAAGCAAGTCAACGAGAGCAAACAGAATCTTGTAGTAGAACATCTTGATGGTTCTACTTCAGAAGTAACTCCACAAATGGCAAAACATATGATGGATTTATATAAAAAAATCAACGAAGCGAACAAAGCAAAAATGTTAGATATGCTTGAGGCTTCAGCAAAACATTTTCAAACTATCGCTAAGTTTTCTAAGGAATAAAAATGGCAAACGTATATGGAATTAACGTACTCAAAGACGACACACAACATGCTGTTATTAAACTGACAGCTAGATTTGATGGTACAGGTCAAGAATCAAACACTGCACGTATCGCCGCTAACACACTGTCTGGTGCATTAGCCACTAACGGATTCCTTGTTGCAAACACACAAGGTGGTTCTGCAAACACAACACTCCCATATTACGGCTTGGCTGTAAACAGAATGTGGTACGACACACCAGGTAATGCTAATACTGATGTGGAAGTATTTTGGTCGGCAACATCATCAAATACTATATTCTATTTGAATGCAAATGGTGAATATGATGGTTCTGGTAATTGGATTACAATTCCAAATCCTACAGCAGGTGCGGCAGGCTCTAATGGTAACATTGGTATCATTACAAGAGGTATGGGTAACGGAGATAGTTACACAATCATTTTAGAACTCCGTAAAGATAATGCACATTATCAACGTGGTCAGTTTAATGATCCTGCGGCATTTAACTATGGTCCAAATTATACTCTGAGACCATAATGTCACTTGTTGATTGTTTTCTTTCTGGCAACTTAACGGAAGCCAGAGAGTTAATAGACAAAAGAATTACAGAACTATTCGAAGAAAAATTAGAATTAATTAAACAACGAATAGTCAAAGAAGAATCTGAAAAATTGGGTTTGACAGAAGCCAATATTCAGAAGATGGGTAGAACAAAGTTAATACGTGTTCGTATACGTAATGGCAAAGTGCAGAGAAGAAAGAAGTTCTCTACCGTAAAAGGTTACACTATTCGTGGTGGTCGTGTCGTAAGAATGTCACCACAAGAGCGCCGAAATCGTAAGATGGGGGCACGTAGGGCAAAGATTAAACTTAGAAGTAAGAAAAATATTATCTTACGTAAAAGAAAAATATCGTTAAGAAAACGAAAGGCAATGGGAGTAAAATGAAACTTATCAAAGAAATTACCGAAACAGTCAGCTATTTGACTGAAGAAGCGGACGGTAAAAAAGTCCTTCACATTGAAGGTCCATTCCTTGTTGCCGAAAAGAAAAACAAAAACGGTCGTATCTATGAATTCAACACTCTGAGAAAAGAAGTACACCGTTATACAGAAGACTATATCAATAAGCATCGTGCTTTTGGTGAGTTAGGTCATCCTGACACACCATCAATCAACTTGGATCGTGTGTCTCACATGATTACTGGTCTCCGTGAAGATGGCAACCAGTGGATTGGTAAAGCAAAGATACTTGATACACCCATGGGTAACATTGCAAGAAGTCTTATCGAAGGTGGCGCACAACTAGGTGTGTCTTCCCGTGGTATGGGTTCTTTAAAAATGGTCAACGGTGTGAACGTTGTGCAACCCGATTTCTATCTAGCCACAGCGGCAGATATTGTGGCCGATCCTTCTGCACCTGGTGCTTTTGTACAGGGAATTATGGAAGGCAAAGAATGGATGTTAGTAGATGGTAAGTGGACAGAAGTTCATCTTGAAGAAGCAATACAACAAGTTCGTAAGGCTTCACGTAAAGATATTGAACAAGTAAGTTTGCAAATTTTCGAATCCTTTCTTAAAAAATTGTAATATTATAAATATCCACATACAAAAAACCAAGGAGAGTTTTAAATGGTTAAGAAATTTAATTTATCGGAAGCTGCCGCTGACATTTTGAACAAGAGTGTTTCCGGTGCTATGTCTAAGCGTACAGACGGTCCTTCTAAACTGCCTACATCCGTAGTTGCAGGTCAAAAAGACGTTGGTGAAATTGGTACAGAAGTTACCAAGACAACTGACGCAGGTCCTGATGCTACTAAAGGTGTTGCTACAGCTACACCACCAGGCGCTACACCACCAGTTGGTGCTGAGCCAACTAAGAAGTTGTCAGGTCCTGCTGAACAAGGTTCAGTTGAAGCACCAGAGGGCAAACCAGGTACTCAGAAAATGGAAAAGAACAAGGGTGCTACATTCCAATCTTACGGTCAAAAGAACGAAGATGAAGAATTAGACGGTGAAGTCGTTGCTGAAGCCGAAGACAAAGAAGAACACGAAGACGAAAAGAAAGATAAAGCCATGATGAAGAAAATGATGGCTAAGAAAGACCTAAAAGAAGACATCGATGCATTGCTTCAAGGTCAAGACCTTTCAGAAGAATTCGTTTCTAAAGCTACTACAATTTTCGAAGCGGCAGTTATGTCCCGTGTAGAAGAAATTGCAGAAGAAGTAGAAGCACAACTACACGAACAATTCGAAGTTGCTGTTGAAGAACTTAAAGAAGACTTCGCAACTAAGATTGACGAATACCTAAACTACATGGTAGAAGAATGGATGAAAGAAAACGAACTCGCTATCGAGTCTGGTCTACGTGCTGAAATCGTAGAAGACTTCATTGGTGGTTTGAAGAATCTATTCGCAGAACACTACATCGACATTCCAGAAGAAAAAGTGGATGTTGTTCAAGAAATGGCCGACAAAGTTGAAGAACTAGAAGCCAAATTGAACGAAGAAATTTCTCGTTCTATTGAATTCAAAAAAGAAATCAATGAACACAAGAGAATCCAAGCCTTGCAAACAGTATGTGAAGGCTTAACACAGACTCAGGTAGAAAAACTTAAATCACTCGCAGAGAGTGTTGAGTTCACTTCCGAGGAAGAATTCGCAGACAAACTTAACACATTGAAAGAGGCATATACTCCTTCTAATGTTAAGGCTGCCGAAAAATCTGTTCTAGAAGAAGGCGTTGAAGTTCCAGAAGATAAGCCAGCGAAACAAGTTTCCGGCGATCCTCTAATTAATGCCGCTGTTAATTCAATCTCAAAATCTGTGGCAAAATAAATATACCACATTTAAATTTAAATCAAGGAGTTATTAAATGTTTTTATCTGAAGAACTAAAACAAAAATGGCAACCAGTTCTGGAGCACCCAGAATTAGAAGCTATTAAGGATCCATACAAAAAGGCTGTTACAGCCATGGTCCTTGAAAACCAATCACAAGCTATGGCATCTGACCGTGCTCAAATGGGCATGTTGAACGAAGCTACTGCTGGCGGCCCATCTATGGCTACTGGCTCTGGCGTTCAAAACTTTGACCCAATCTTGATCTCATTGGTTCGCCGTGCATTGCCAAACTTGATCGCTTATGACGTTGCTGGCGTTCAGCCAATGACAGGCCCAACAGGCTTGATCTTTGCAATGCGTGCCAAGTATGGTCAAGACAATACAGCCGCTGGTCAAGAAGCATTCTACAACGAAGCTAACACTAAGTTCGCTGGTATTGGTTCTGACACAAACCGTTTCGGTTTCGCTAACAACACTACTGGTGACACATTGACTAACCCAGTTGGCAATGGCTTCACAACAGCTAACACATTCACAACTGGTATCGGCATGCCAACGGCTACTGCTGAATACTTGGGTTCTGATTCAAACACAGCTTTCGGTCAAATGGCTTTCTCTATCGAGAAGGTTACTGTTACTGCTCAAAGCCGTGCGTTGAAAGCTGAATACTCTCTAGAACTTGCACAAGACTTGAAAGCAATCCACGGTCTTGATGCTGAAACAGAATTGTCTAACATTCTGTCTACAGAGATTCTTGCTGAAATCAACCGTGAAGTTATCCGTACAATCTACGCTGTTGCTAAGAACGGTGCTCAGTATGGTACAACAACTGCTGGTACATTCGACTTGGACACTGACTCTAACGGTCGTTGGTCTGTTGAGCGTTTCAAAGGCTTGATCTTCCAAGTTGAGCGTGACGCTAACGTTATTGCCAAAGAAACTCGTAGAGGTAAAGGTAACGTGATGATCGTATCATCTGACGTTGCTTCCGCTAT